AAAAGTTTCTGATAAATTTTGTAACTCTTGTTTTACTTTTATCTGTGTTAATTTGTTTTTAATATAATCTTTTTGTTTTTTTTCTTCTAAAATTGGAGCCTCTTCTTTTGTTACTACAAAATATTTTTTCAAAACATTTTCAACTCTTGATTCTCCAAAAACATTTTCTGTTGGCTCTTGCGGCATTGGTTCTTCACCACCCATAGGAGCTCCACCCATTGGTTCTGCTCCAAATTCCTCACCTCCAAACTCATCACCACCAAAATTGACATCTTCTTCACCACTAAAATCTAAACTTTCAGGTCCTTCATCACCGTACATATCAATTTCTTCAAATTTAGATAAAATGTCTTCTTTATCATCCTCGTCCAACTTTTCTAAATCTAAAGCTGATAAAACCATGTTTATAACATATTTAATATCCTGTGAATCCAATCCGTCTTCATCTTGATTATTATATGCTCTTAATTTTTGTGATAATTTACCTGTAAGTCTTTGAATAGTTTTGAAACCTCCGCCTTCTTCAGGTTCTCCTCCCATTGGTTCTCCTCCCATAGGCTCACCACCCATTGGTTCTCCTCCCATCATTTCATCACCCATTGGCTCACCACCCATAGGAGCTCCACCCATCATTTCATCACCCATTGGCTCACCACCCATAGGTTCTCCACCCATCATTTCATCACCCATTGGCTCACCACCTTCTTCAGGTGCTGGTGGTGCAGGAGTTTCTTCAGGAGCAGGAGCAGGAGCAGGAGCAGGTGACGATTCAGGTGCTGGCGGTGCAGGTGCAGGTGCTGGCGCTGCGTCAGGAGTTGGTTCCGTTGCGGGTTTAGGTGTTTTTAAAACGAATTTTTTTTTTGAAGCGGTTTGCTCGCCAATTAAAGGAATCTCCTCGTCATTCTCATGAATACGATTTAATTCTTTAGCGTGAAGATTCAACTTTTTCATCGCCTGAGAATACGAATCAAAATATTTTCTTTGTCTAATTGGGTCTGAATAATCTAAAACAGATTCATTAATTCCTTTTTTAATTATATAACCTAACTTTTCTTTAACAATACCGTAAGTGTAACCATCGGCTAATTGAATGGTATAGTTCAAAGTTTCGTTTTCGTTAAGTTGTGATTTTGGTTTTTCATTATAATGTGCAATTTCTAAGATACGTCTAATTTTGTCCATACCTTCTAATTTTTCACTTCCAAGTGGTTTCAAATCTGCCATTTTGTGTTTTTCTTAATATGTTATTTTTAATATAAATATCCAAAAGGATAGTTTAACTCAATAATAAATATATTGTTAATAGATAAATTGACTAATTATTCAATATTTAAGTTTTCTAATGATAATTTTTTATCAGTAATCTTGTTTTTGAAGTCTTCAAGTTTTTTTATATAACCCGTTCTTCTTAAAAACTTAAACACCAAATTTTCATATGAATACTCCCCTTCTTTTGTTAATCCACAAGTTCTGTATTTTCTTAACTTTTCTTTATATTTCTTAACAAGGTCAATTGCGTCTTTTAAATCTTCATCTTCTGCATTTTCTAAAACACCATCTATTATATCCATCCATTGTTGTGCCTTTTCTTTAATCTTTTTCTCATTAACTTCAAAATTTTCTTTTTCAGGTTTTCTAATCCATGTATCAGAAACCAAAGAATAAGACCCCATACTTTTCTCTTTTTCGTTAGAGTCTTGAATAAAAACTTCAACTTCATAACCTTTAATTCTAATGTCATGAGATGCGTTAAACAATGTTTTTTTTAGGTGAAAAAGTTCTTCATATAATTCTTTATTTTCACCAGCTTCATTAAAATCATATAATAAATGAACGTCAAAATCAGAAAACTCAGACCAATTATAACCAGTTAAAGAACCAATCAGTATAATGTCTTGAATAAAAATGTCTTGGTCAATTGTTTTTAAAAAAACGTCAGCAACTTGTAAAAGTTTTTTTCTAATTTCAGGTTTTAATTTATAGAATTGGGCGTCTTTGTCACCCATATATTTTTCATTGGGTAATTCCCAAACTTCAGGATTAAGTTTGTCTTGTAAATAAAAGCTATTTATAACTTTTTTAAATTCCTTCATATTAATAAATACATTATCAATATGATTTTCAAAGTTTTTTGTATTTGAATTTTTTTGCTATGTTTTGATTGAAATATTTTCCTTGGGAATCTGATAATCTAAATTGAGAATATATTGAATGTGGAACTTCTTCATATTCATATAACATTTCGTTGTTAAAAGTGATTTTTAATGTTTTATTTTCAATATCGTACTCACTTCTTTTTAAATTAGAAGATGTTATTTCACAAATAATTTTGTTTCCTTCTATGTCTGTTCTAGTTATTGCCATGTTAATATATTTTTCAAAAAAATAGTAAAAATTATAAAAGTAGTAAACACACAAATAAAAAATCCACCATAAAGGTGGATTTAAAATTTACAATCTTGGGAGATTATTTTACCTCTTCAAAATCTACATTTGTAACTTCTTCTTCATTATCAGAACTTTCTGAAGCTTGGTTATACAAATTTTGACTTATTTTTTGAAACTCGTTATTTACCTCATCCATTAACGATTTAATATTTTCAATATTTTTTTCGTTATATGCAGTTTTTAGATTTTCAATTTTAGAAGTGATATTTTCTTTATCTTCATCTGAAATTTTATCTTTCAAATCTTCCAAAGACTTTGAAACTTGAAAAATCATAGAATCGGCCGAATTTAATGTGTCAGCATCCTCTTTTAATTTTTTGTCAATTTCAGCATTTTGTTCTGCGTCCATTTTCATTTTTTCAATTTCTTCTTTGGATAATCCTGATGAAGACTCAATTCTAATTGATTGAGTTTTATTGGTTGCTTTGTCTAATGCCGATACATTTATAATACCGTTAGCGTCAATGTCAAAAGTAACTTCAATTTGAGGAACACCTCTTCTTGATGGTGGCAATCCGTCCAAATGAAACTTTCCAATAGTTTTATTGTCTTTAGCCATAGACCTTTCTCCTTGTAAGACATGAATTTCTACGGAAGGTTGGTTGTCGACTGCCGTTGAAAATACTTCAGATTTTTTTGTGGGAATTGTTGTGTTTGCACTTATTAGTTTAGTAAAGACACCACCCATAGTTTCAATACCCAAAGATAGTGGTGTTACGTCCAATAATAATACATCTGTAACATCCCCACCTAATACACCACCTTGGATTGCTGCCCCTAACGCAACCACCTCATCAGGGTTTACACCTTTTGATGGGTCTTTACCAAAAAATTTATTAACCGCCTCTTGAATTGCGGGGATTCTAGTTGAACCACCGACCAAAATAATTTCATCAATATCTGAAGGTTTCAATCCCGCATTTTTAAGTGCTGATTCACATGGTTTGATAGTGCGTTTTACTAAATCTTCAGTTAATTGGTCAAATTTAGATTTTGTAATTTTTAAAACTAAATGTTTTGGTCCTGTTGAATCAGCAGTTAGATAAGGTAGATTGATGTCAGTTGAAGGTGAAGATGACAACTCAATTTTAGCCTTTTCTGCAGACTCTTTTAGTCTTTGAATTGCCATAGGGTCTTTTGTGATGTCGATACTTGTTTCGTTTTTAAATTCACTAACCATGTAATCAATTAAAACTTGGTCAAAATCATCTCCACCTAAATGAGTATCTCCGTCTGTAGATAAAACTTCAAATACACCGTCACCAAGTTCCAAAATCGAAACGTCATGAGTACCACCTCCACAGTCAAAAACAACAATTTTCATTTCTTTTGACATTTTATCTAATCCGTATGCTAAAGCCGCTGCGGTTGGTTCGTTTATAATTCTTCTAACCGTTAATCCCGCAATTTCACCAGCTTCTTTTGTTGCTTGTCTTTGAGCGTCATTAAAATATGCGGGTACGGTGATGACCGCCTCAGTTACTTTTTCACCTAAGTAGTCTTCGGCTGTTTGTTTCATTTTTTGTAAAATAGTTGCTGAAATTTCTTGAGGTGAAAATTTCTTATCGTCAATAAGAACTCTTGGATTATTTTTTTCGCTCACAACTTTATAAGGTACTTTTTTGATTTCGCTTTTTGTTTCATCAAAACTTGTACCCATAAATCTTTTAATTGAGTATATTGTTTTTTCAGGATTTGTCACCGCCTGTCTTTTTGCGGGGTCTCCAATTTTTCTCTCACCGTCTTTAACAAATCCAACAACTGATGGTGTTGTTCTTTTTCCTTCGCTGTTTGTAATTACTACCGGCTCACGACCTTCCATTACTGCTACACAAGAATTAGTTGTTCCTAAGTCTATACCAATAATTTTTCCCATTTTTTGTTTAACATTTTTTATAGTTTATTTTTTTGTTTATTTTATTCAACAAATTTGTGCCACAATTAAAAGTATGACAAAATGTCAGTATCGTCAACACATGTCAAGACATAATGTCAAAAATGTATTTTTTAATTGATTATTAATAAAGTTAGTTATACTTTTTAAAAAAAACAATATGATTGAATCAGCAGACAACAACGAAAAAGACAAAGGAAAAAAAACTGAAACCACAGGTAAAACACCCGTGTTGGATAATTTTTCAAGAGATTTAATAAAAGCAGCAGAAGAGGGTAAATTGGACCCTATTATCGGAAGAGAACAAGAAATTAATAGGATTGCACAAATTCTATCAAGAAGAAAAAAGAATAACCCAATTATTATTGGTGAACCTGGTTGTGGAAAAACCGCTATTGTGGAAGGATTAGCCAAAAAAATATTTGAAGGGGATTGTCCTCAGAATTTAGTTAGTAAAAGAATCGTTTCTTTAGATTTAACCTCTGTAGTTGCAGGAACAAAGTATAGAGGTCAGTTTGAAGAAAGAATGAAAGTTATAATTGAAGAATTATACGCAAATCCTGACATCATTATTTTTATAGATGAAATCCATACTATGATTGGTGCTGGAAATGCATCAGGTTCCATGGATGCGTCAAATATATTTAAACCAGCGTTGTCAAGAGGAGAAATTCAATGTATTGGTGCAACCACATTAGAAGAATATAGAAAAAATATTGAAAAGGATGGGGCTCTTGAAAGAAGGTTTCAAAAAGTTGTTGTAGACCCGTCAACTAAAGAAGAAACTTTAGAAATACTAAAACAATCTAAAGACCGTTACGAAAAACACCATAAAGTTAGATATAGTGAAGATATTTTAAAACTATGTGTTGAATTGGCCGATAGATATATTACCGACAGAGAATTTCCTGATAAGGCATTTGATATACTTGATGAGGTTGGAGCAAGAAGTCAGGTGGAAATCAAATTACCTGAATCTATTGAAAAACTAAAAAAAGAAGCTCAAGAAATAAAAGAACAAAAAATAGAAGTAATCAATAAACAAAGGTACGAAGAGGCTGCAAATTTAAGAGATAGAGAAAGAAAAGTTTTATCAGAACTTCAAAAAGAAAAAGAAGATTTTGAAAAAAACAGAGACCTTTACCGAAAAGAAGTTACAGAAGAAATTGTTTATGATGTTACTTCTTTAATGACAAAAATTCCTATTAATAAAATCACAACTGATGAATCAATTCAATTAGCATCATTACATGAAGTATTAAACACAAGAGTAATTGGTCAAAATGAGGCAGTTTCCAAAATTGCAAGAGCAATACAAAGAAATAAAGTTGGTTTAAATGACCCTAAAAAACCAATATTTAGTGGATTATTAATTGGTAATTCGGGTGTTGGTAAAACTGAATTGGCAAAACAGTTGGCAAAACACATGTTTAATAGTGAAGACGCACTTATTAGATTGGATATGAGTGAATTTTCAGATAAAGTTGCAACATCAAAATTAACAGGAACATCACCAGGATATGTTGGATATGAAGACGGTTCACCATTTTTGAACAAAATTAAAAACAAACCTTATTCTGTTATTTTATTGGATGAAATAGAAAAAGCTCACCCCGAAATTTTTAATGTATTTTTACAAATGTTAGATGAAGGGTTTTTAACGGATGGTCACGGTAGAAAAATTAACTTTAAAAATTGTATTATCCTTATGACATCAAATGTTGGAACAAGAGTTGTTCAACAATTTGGTACAGGTGTTGGGTTTTCAACATCACATAAAGAAGAAACAAAAGATGAAGAAATAAAATCTTTATTGGAAAAAGAACTTTTCAAAAAGTTTGCACCTGAGTTTATCAACAGATTTGATGATATTGTATACTTTAAAGACTTGAATGACAATGATTTAATGAAGATTTTGAATTTAGAACTTGAAAAATTATATACAAGAGTTTCAAATCTTGAATTTAATGTTGAAGTTGATGAATCACTAAAAAATCACTTAATTAAAGTGGGTACGGACACTAGATTTGGAGCCCGTATTTTAAAAAGAACCGTTCAAAAGTGGGTGGACGATGCAATTACAGAAAAGGTACTTTCAGACAAGCCAGATAAAAACTCTACATTCTTACTGTCGTATGATGAAAAAAATAATAAAACAGAAGTTAAAATAAAAAAACCAACAAAACGAAAGAAATAATTTTGCAAATGTTGAAAACTTTTGTACATTTGTAAAAAACAAAATAATGAACCTACAAAAATTCAAAGAACTCCTTTCAGTACCATCGAAAACATATCAAGAAGAAGATATGGTAGAATATATTTGTGATGAGTTGGAAAAAATTCATGGAGTTACGTTTTATCGTGATAATATGATGAACATATACGCAACAAAGGGTACATTAGAAGAAGGTGAATTTTATCCAATGTTTATTGCTCACACTGATACGGTTCACACCAAAATAGATAAGATTGTTGTTAAAGAAGAAAAATTAAAACGACCATACACTTTTGGTAAAAATTTTGACGATACTCTTGTTGACGTATTGAAAGCATACGATGTTAATGATTTACCGACAGGTATTGGAGGTGATGACAAATGTGGTATTTTTATTTGTTTAGAATTACTTAAACAATTAGACAAAGTAAAAATTGGTTTATTTGTAAGTGAAGAAACGGGTTGTCACGGTTCATCAAAATGTGATGAAACTTTTTTGCAAGATGTAGGTTATATCACACAATACGATGCGCCTGGCAACCATTTAATTACCGAGATTTGCTCGGGAGTTCGTTTATTTGAACGGGATAGTGAATTTTTTACAAAAACATCAAAAGTTATTACCGAATCTTTTGGAAATGAAATGTTAGTTCAATCACACCCTTATACTGATATTTCACAGTTGAAGAAAAAAATTGATGTGTCTTGCATCAACATGTCTTGTGGTTATTACAATATGCATTCACCACAAGAGTTTATTTCAATTGAAGATGTAAAATGTGCAATTGAAGCAGGAAAAAACATGGTTAAAGAATTGGGATATAAAAAATATGAATATCAATATAAACCAATAGTTTATACACCAACAACAATCATGAACTCATTTGTTGAAGAGTTTGATGATGATTTAGATATTTTTGAAGTACAAGAAATAGAAAGTCATCATCGTTTACAAACTATTGATGTATATGAGGAAAAAGATGGAATCACACTAACCGATGTTTATGATGATGGTTTTATGTTTATTCCTGATGAGGATTTAGAAAATTTATATGAAATTATTAGAGAAAGATTAATTAAAAAATATTAATCAACATAAGGTATTAAGGGTTCGGTATTCAACATATTTAAAATATATTTTAATGGTGCCGAACCTTTTTTAAGTGGGTTCCACGAACTTCTTTTACGTATACCATAATTAACCATCAAACTATCTTTATCAACATTTAATATTCTAATTTCATAGTCTCCCGGTATTCGTTTAAATGTGTTAAATCCAATTTTATCATTTATAATATTAATTATTTGAAAATATTTTTTCATTTTTTCTTCTCCACCCTCTTCAATCATACTTTCCAATTCTTCTTCTAATCCTTCCAAAGTTCTTACACTTCTTTTATTAAATTCACCATAAAAAACATCAGCATCCCAAGCCTCATATTGAACTTCATAATATTCAGGAACGTGTGTTCTAACTTCTTTTTCTATTGCCTTAAATAATATATCCATCAAGCAATCGTCAGGTGTTCCATATCTTACAAATAACATAATGGCATCACCCCAATTTAAAAAATACTTCCAATAACAATTACTTGATTGGTTTTCGATTCCAACAACAGATAAACAATTACAATATATATCATCAATATATTTAGGTACTGCTGCGTCTGTTGCCATTTCACTCGCATATGAATACGATTCAATTAAATCATCTTTTGTTCTATTACTTACAGATTCAATAAAGTCTGATATTTTATCTGACTCTTTATTTTTTTTCCATTCGATTTGGTCATTAACCACTTCAAATTCTTTTAATAAGTTTGGTTGATATATTTTTAATATGTTATATAAAACTTTTAATGTTTCACCCTTTAATCCGTCTAACACATATCCTTCATCCCAATCTTCATTTGCTCTATCCCAATAATCCCATTCCCATGAACCTCTACGCATAGAATCTAAGTATCCTGCCTCATACCAACCGTCACTACCTTCTTCACCATAAGTTTCTTTGAAAAAAAATCTTAGATAGTCTTCTAATCCTTCATGGAAAGTAAAAGTTATACCATCATAACCTACTTCATAAAAGTCTGAATAATCTTCACCATCGCACCCATCAAAATCAGTATAATAAGGGTCAATCTTTCTTTTGTTAAGGGCAAGAATTTTTTGATAGTCAGTTAATTCAACATCGTCATCCTCTTCTTCAAAAATTTTAGAAAATTTATTCATATATTTATAAATATATTGTGAAATATAAATATTTGTATTATATTTGTTTTATAGTTCTTTGAAAAATATGGGGGCGGTTTTGGATTTGACAGATGTTGGCTGAAGAATAAGAGCACGTAGGGACTGAATTAATCTCTTTAAAAACTGATTCGATTTATATACGGCAACGTACTTGATAACCTTTCAGTGGTTGGTTTAATTGCAACTGAAGAAGTTACTGTAGCTTAATTTAAGCACGGAAACGGGGGGTCGGCAGACATATAACCTAGCAACAGAAGTCGTAGTTGTGGTGGATTACTATTGAACCCTAAATCGAATGGTAACCATTGGTTGTTGATTTACGATGGTGAAGAACAAATCAACTATTTTGGAATATTAGAAAATATTAACCTAAACGTGTAGTTCTTACCTTACAGGATGTTATGGACCGGAGTTCGACTCTCCGCGCCTCCACCGTAGACTTTTTGTGCTTTCCTTTATATTTATTTATAAAGGAAGTACAAATGAGTCAAAAACAAAAAAAATATCATTTTATTTACAAAACAACAGACATTAGAAATGGTAATTTCTATATTGGTATGCATTCTACCGAAAATCTAAAAGATGGTTATGTTGGTAGTGGGAAAAGACTCAAACATTTAATTTATAAACACGGAAAAGAAATTTTTAATATGGAAATATTAGAATTTCTACCTAACAGAGAATCGTTAAAAGAACGAGAAATTGAAATTGTTAATTCAGATTTATTATTAGAAGAGAAATGTATGAATCTTAAACCGGGGGGTTCTGGTGGGTTTATTGACAAAGAACATATGAGAAAAGTTAGTAAGGCAGGAAACGAGGAATTTTTAAAAAAAATGCAAGATGATGAATACAAAAAAGAATTTTCAAAAAAAATAAGTAATGCAAATAAAAAACAATTTCTTGATGGTAGACGAGAAAAAATATATTTTTATAATTGGTCAGGAAAAACTCATAGTCAAGAAACTAAAAAAAAATTAAGTGAGATAAGAAAAGGAACTGGTGTTGGTGAAAATAATTCAGTGTATGGTAGAAAATGGATGACCAAAAACTTTAAAAACAAAATGGTTAAACCAGAAGAACTTAATCTTCATTTAGAAAATGGGTGGGTTTTTGGGAAATATGTGAGTAAATTACATAAAGCGATTTTAAAAGAATCTTTTAATAAAATTAAACGACCATCACATCCGTCTTGTGTTAATAGAAAGTGGATGAATAGATATGGGGTTAACAAAAGAGTTAAAATAGAAGATGTTGAAGTTTTTCTAAAAAATGGGTGGAGTTTTGGTTGCCTATTTAAAAAATAAAAAACCTCATCATTTAATTATGGTGGGATTTTTTTTAATATTTTTTTTCAAAAAAATTTGGATATATATAAAAAACGTGTATCTTTGTATTGTAATCAGTTATTAACCATTTAAAAATCAAAATTATGAAAAAATTGTTTTTTGTTTCCCTTTTATTATTTTTTGTAACGTCTCTAAGCGCCCAAACAAAGTATAACTTTTTTGGTTTATATGGTAATGATTACTATGATATTACCGATAAAAAAATGAAATATGAAGATATTTTAACGTCTGATAATTTGGGTCAAAAGTTATTAAACGGAGGGTTTAATCATTATGAGATTAATTTAGAAAAAAAGACTTTTACTCATAATTATGTTACTTTGGAAACAGGGGAACCAGACCGAAAAGAAGTTGTTAGTAAAATTACTAACCTTGTATATGGTAAAGGATTTATTAAGTTTAATGTTACAACTAAAGACTTTGGTAAATTAAACTTGGTCATTAATAAAGACGATTTGGATGATATTGGTTTTGTTGTGGTTTTTAAAGAATCTGATAAAACCTACGCAGCAGTATTCAAATAAAAAAAACCCCCTTAGTAGGGGGTTTTTAATTTATTTATTTTAATAATTTTTGTACTTCAAATTTGTAACTATCTCCTGCTTTGATATTTCCACCTGCGGGTGCTCCTTGAGAACTACAGAATTGTCTTGTAAGATTATTAATTGTTCCGTAACCAAATCTAAAATAAGGTCCTCCGTCCGTTATTGATGATGTTCCATCAAATAATGTAGAAGGGTTCATTTCGGTGAAATCTGTATCGTTTTTATCCGCTTTAGTTGTTCCACATGCTCCGTACATTTTACTTACTTCGTATTTTTTCTCACCTCTGTAGTCAATTACCATACCGTTGAATGAAACCTCAAAAGGAATCATCATAGGGTAGCCAGGTCTTTTTGAAACTGCCTTAATCGTTGGGTTTGACATAACAACTAAGTATTTCAACTCACCTCGTCCAGCATCTACAATTGGAGTTTTAGATTGTTCGTTTATTACTCGTTTTACAATTCGAGCCAAATCTGACTCAGTTAATCTTACAATTCTTTTCATAATTTTTTTGTTATAAGTTAATTTTTTTTATTATCTTTGTTTTATAAATATATCACTAATTAAAAAAGTTCAAAAAATTGCAAACTTTTCTTCCATATTCAGATTTTAGAAAATCATTAGAGTCTTTGGACAATAAACGTCTTGGTAAACAACGTGTTGAAGCTTATCAAATTATATCTGCAATTACAGGTAGAACCCGTAAGGATGGTAAACCTTATAAAGGATGGTTAAATCACCCCTGTTCTGTTATGTGGAAAGATTATGTTAATGCTCTAAAACAATACTATAATGATTGTATCGATGTATGGGTTGAACGTGGTTTTAAAAATACTATGGAACACGAACATATTGAAGGTGATTTTGTTTTACCTCACTGGTTAGGTACAGAAGAGTTTCATTCTTCACATAGAGCAAACTTATTACGTAAAGATGGTGAATACTATTCAAAACATGGTTGGACTGAAAACCCTGATGACCCATACGTATGGATGGATGATAAAGGATTGTGGTATAAACAAATGGTTGGTAGTAAGGAAAGGGTATTTTTTACGCCTGATGTTCTACAATTGTGTAGTGAATAATATCGCCGTAAGTTTCAATCCAATTTATACAATTAATAAATACTTCTATATAAGTTCCATAATTTTTCTATATACCTGTAATACGTTTGGATGACATTCAAAAGTTTTTTTATTTTCTAAACAATTTACTAAAGATGGTATACCTTGTATTGAACCCCACTCTTTAACCCCATGTTTCATGTCTGATGCACACATCAAATCACATCCTCCACCGATGTAATTATATTTGTAATTTTGACTACCATTTCTATATGGGGCTCTAAATTCAGGATTAATTGAACTCCCTAATTGAATAATTTCACAATCTGTGGTTCCTGCTAAATGTAATAAACCCGAATCCATTGTAACAAAACATGAACTATAATTTATTAAATGCCATGTTTCGTCAATTGAAGTTTTATTCATTAAATTAATTCCTTTTTCTATTTCAAAGTCAAACACAGGTTTATCAACATTTGAACCTCCAATTTCTGACGAGTTTTTTCCTATTGATACAACAAAAATTCCTTGTTCATTTAAAAGTTTTGTTAAT